GTATTAAGGTTCTCAACTTCCTTGGTGAGTGCGTTGACATCTGTGACGTTATGCAGGGCATTATCCTTGAGGAATGCAGGTTGTTCAGCAGGCACGGGTGCTTGCTCAACTTGCTGCTGGAGTTCTTGGTTCTCAGCTAACAATGCATTCTTCTGCGCGGTTAGTTTTCCAAACCGCTTGATCGCAGAAGCATTTAACTGTTTAGCTAAATTCTTTGTCTCCTCCTCGGATAATGAATCCAGGTCTATGTTAAACTTTGAAAGAACATCTGAAGGTTGTACAGGCGACTCAGATTCCTCTGATTCATCCAGCTCTTCAGCAGACTGATCCTCAGGTTCTTCTTCTTCCGTAGGTTGTTCTGCAACGGGTTCGGATTCCTCTTCGGTTGTGGTTTCGGTCTCCTCGCTTTGGCGTTTTTGCATCAAACTTGATGCAAGTTCTGCCATCGTGAGATTCCCATCACCAGACGTTAAACTATTTTCAGCAGAATTTTCGGAGGATTCTGAGACAACCTCATCTGTTAATGTTTCCATAAGAGCAAGGCATAAACTGCCTAGTGTAGCAAAATCTACTACAAACAACTACAAAATGCAATAAAAAACCCCTGCGCCCTCACCCCAAAGGACACAGGGGATAACTATGAACCATACTACAAGAAAAATTACAGTTTATAAAAAGTGTCTAATTCCTCATCAATTGCTTCAAGCTTACCACACATCATGTAATGTCTGTTGGTACTATCGATAATGGCAGGAGTTTGTAATTGACGAATTACTTCCTCCCTCATGGCTTCACGCATCATAATGTATTGCTTAAAGTGAGGGTCGTTTTTGAGAATTGATAATGCCTGAATTGCCTCTTCTGGGTCAATTTCGTGATAGGTCTTTTTCTTGCGTGGACTCATTAGTATTTTAAACTTCTGCCACCAATAAAGTAACGTTTGTCTTTCTTTAAATACTCAGGAATTTTTATTCTTGGCACATCCATGTATTCCCTAATATAGAAATCAAATGCTTCCGTATCATTGTTTTCCTGTGCAATCATAATCTCGTCCAAATATATCAATTCTAATTCTTTATTGTCTCTGTCTTCCGCTAGGATTTTTGCAACCTGTTCATCATGGAAATCTTGGTACTCTGACTTATTGCAACCAATAAAAAATAAAAGTAATAATGCCCATTTCACATTACTTACGCTTACTTTTCCAACTTACTCTTTTTGGCCCGGTCTTTTTCTTTACCGCACTTTTCTTGCACTGTGCTTTGGTTGGGCGGCAGGCTGGATAAGCACGCTTGGAACGGCGCGCAGACTTCCTGCCACAGGGCTTCCCCGTCTTGCAGTCCACCCAGCCCGTGCCTTTGTTCCGACCAAACCACTTGGTCAATCCTCCGCTCGTCTTTGCCATTACTTTTTGCCTTTGACTGTTTTGTATTTACCGCCACGTTTCTTGTACTCTTTCGTTAAATATCCCGATGCATAAGCGCTGGGCCAAACTTTGTATTTTCTTTTAGCTTCTGCTTTGACCCTATTATAAAGTGCCTTGTTGGTTGGTACATTCTTGCTCACTTTTTCTTCCTCCGCCTTTTTAAGGCCACAAAGTCGGACTTCGTGATTCTATTGCGAGGCTTTGCTGCCCCTGCGATCTTTTTTTGTTTGCCTGTAAGTTTCTTTACCATTTTTTACAACTCCAATACCCTGCGGTTAATTTAGACTTTTTCTCATCGCATTTATGTCTTGCACGGAAGGATTTACGCCTAGCGGGTTCTGACTTTCGTATGCGCATATTAGGATCGCCATAGCGTACAAGTCGTACTTTGTCTCCTTCTTTGGCAAGTACAGCAAATTTTTTGGACTTACCAGGAGTCCTTTTTGGTTTATTGTATGCGCTAAATTTTTGACCACGATAAGTAATACTCATTCTTCGTCCTCATCTGCATATAAATTATCAAAAGTTGCTTTCCAATCGGTGTAACTGTCATGCTTCTCAGCAGAGTGTAAATATTGACTGGGTACAAAATCGGGTGCTCCTTCTCCCACAAGCCAAAGGGCTGGGTTGGTTACTCGCACACGATTGTTTGGAAGTGCAATAATCTGTCCTTTCCACGGGCCTTCCGTTAATTCAAGCACGTGACTTTGCTTATGCTGTGCGGGATCGTCCGCAATGGAATTACCTGTGAAATCGACTGTGAAATAATAAATTGCTTTGTAAAATTTACCATCCAGTTTTGCAATCCACGGACTTGAACTTACACGATCAAGTTTAGTTACTGCCATGTCCCGTGATGGACAATCCCACGGCTGGGCAATATGGGTAGGACATTTCTGAGGCCATTCCTCATAAGGAATATCCGCAATTAATGCGGTAATTGGCATCCTAGCCCACATTGCACCACCATGAGGATTTGGATCTTCCTCGTCACACCCCGTAAATACGACCTGAAAGGACAAACAACGATCTGGTATTGCGCAAACCGCAATAGCTAATCCGTGCAGATATTCGCCCTCGTACTTCATGTGATTGTGTGTGAACTCCTTTTTTACCCAGCATTTAAACTGGGGTATATTAGCCAATAAATATGGCATTATTTGCGCTTTCTACGCATTCCACCTTTACTCATGTACTTGGATTTTTTCTTATGTCCTGGCATAATCGATTTCCTTTCTAGTTTTTGGTTTATATACAGTCTGACCTATTCTAAAATTCTTCCTCATGCTGCTGCTCCTGTTTGTCCAAATTGTGTGGGAGTTGCTCCAAGTCTGCCAATTTGTGCGTTTTGTTTTTGCTGAATAGCAAATTGACGCTGTTGCAAGTATCCATTTATACGTTCCTGTAATGCCGGATCTTCCTGAACTTTTTGTGTGATGTCTGGTTGTGCCAGCCATTGCTGGAACACTTGCAGTTTCATCTCGTGCGCATCATTGGGTTTAACATTGGGTGGTACACCTGCAAAGATTTCGGCAATGGTTTGTCTTTCTTCATCCATTGCTTTTTGCGATGCAGTTTCCTTGGGAAGCATGACACTTTCCGCAGCACCCGGTAAAATCTGTCCCACTGCAATTTGCAGTAATCTTTCGGTATCCAGCGTGCCATTCTTGTCAAGCATACCACCCAGCTCGGCAATTGCTTTTACACGCTCAAGCATTTGCTCTGGGTCTTGTGTGGCTGCATCAAACTGCATGTAAAAATCAAATCGTTCACCAGCATTGCCCTTGGCATATTTTTGCATGTCCTGCATCCCGGTAACACGGAAGTATTCTTCGTCTGGACCATACTGCTGATAAAGGGAGTACACTTGATCAAGCACATGTTTCAAGTGGTGAAAGACTTTATCAATCACTTCTTGTTGCTTCATCTGTGCTTCGACAGGATTTACTCCTGGTGCATTTCTGCCAAAATATCTGTCTGCCTGTTCCTGTATGTATCTGCGTAATTCTACATTAACTGATGATCCACTAGGAGTGTCGGCAAACTGCACTTCGTTTTGCGTGCGGTATGGGACGCGCACACCTGGCCCCCATTTGCTTGGACTACGTCCAATCGGATGGAGGAGTGGTGGCAAAGTTGTTAATGATTGCGCATCAATTGCAGCATCTGTTTCTACTTTTAATACAACCTGTAAACTTTCTATGAGTTCAGGATACGATCTCGAAGAGTAAAGTTTTTTACTTGTTTTTTCCAGAGTGGTTACCACAAATGGATACTGTCCATGTTGATAATCTAATAATTGATGCTTGGCATACAGGTCTGGTAAATCGCTATGATAAATCGTACAGTAAATACCCGGTATGTTGTCCTCATCTAATAATCTTTGATAACAGTAAACTATTCTAACTAAGCTGTTTTCATAGTCCTTTGTAAATTCATCATCTTGTCGAATCTGGTAAATATTCTCATCTGAATCTTCACCACGACCTGCAAGTTCAATAGCCGCATCCACGAATTCTTCTGACCAATTTTCGGTATTAATTTTAGACCTTAATTGTTCTGGGGTCATACTCAAAACTTGAAAGACATAGGGTGCTTCTTGTGGATCAATAGCATAGCTAGGCCAAAATACATCCTCATCTGGTGCAAGGGCTTTGATCTTGGGGCGACTTACTACTTGACGGGTAACAGGTACGGTGGTTTCTCCATCCGCACGCATTTCTTTCAACATGCCCCGTGCTTTTGTCTTACTAATATCAAACTGTGTTTTTAACGCCTCACTTAATTCCTCATCCATACTGCCATCTTGGATCGCTCCGGCGATCTGTGGGAGGACTTGTGCAACCTCTTCAAGCTTGATGGTTTGTTGCTGCTTGAGTTCCTGGTTTTCGTACCAGCAATAGTGTACCATCATTCCTTTCTCAAATAAATGATTTAATCCTAATTCAATTTCAGGATAAAATTCTTCCATTTTGGAATTAATTAACCAGTGCAAAAACATGCTATTCC